GGTTCAAGGTCCATTGCCTTTGCAATCTCACGAATAATGTAAGGAAACTTAGCAAATGGAGCCAGTGCTGGATTACTTGCAATCTGCAAGAACTGCATAAGACGCTGGCTGCGCACTTCATTAGCCATCAGGCTTTCTGTTCCACGTGCTTTAACTTCCAAGTCGCCTTTAATATTTGCGTCAAAGTCAAACTGCATATTAAAACGGAACAGCCCTTCACCTAGCGGCTTGAGCAGATAGTCATCTACATTCTTGATAACATTTTTGATGGAACCTTGTGCAGCACCCATCAGCATTGAGATACCGCTGGCTGTCCGGCCTACGCCTGTTACACCAGTCTGTCCATGTGCAAATGATGGGAAACCTGTGCTTTCATCTGCAAGCTGTCGTGCCTTATCAAACATCATCATGTTCTCACTAGACACGTTAGGATACTTTGTGCCAAAAATAGCTTGGCCCGGTGCGCCGCCCTGTCTGCGGAATACTTTGCCCGGATACACAGTAAGGTCTTGTCCCGGCACAAGGTTAGTCTCATCTACTTCAATAAGCAAGTTACCTGACAGCACGGCATTGTCAACAGCCATACGCATAAAGCCGTTCATCAGCGTCTGCGTATCGTCCATGTTTTCTGCAAGGCCAATGCCAAAGAACGAATACGGGTTCAGTTCATAAGGCGCAGCCATGTAAGGAATAACTGCTGGCTTAAACGGGTTAAGCACCATGCGCAACAGCTTGCCGTTACAAATCCACACATTTGCTTGCAATTCATCAAAGTCATCAAAATCGCTGGGAATTTCTACGTTCTGTTCGCGTAGCATTTCGGTATCAACCATACCCCAATACTCAAGCACTTCAAAACGCTCTACACCATGCTCTGGTGCATAGTCTTCCAAATCATCTTCCCAATATTTTTTGTTATAGTTTTCGCCAAGTTGAATTGCCTCATCAATAACATTACTACGGAAGTAAGGACGCTTCTTCAGTGCGCGAAGCTGTGTGCGAGACAACTTGTGCCGTTCAATCACAAACTGTGCTTCATCCATGTTGTTTGCATCTGGGTCTGGATAAAAGTTCCACACAGACACATGAGAAATCTGCGGAACGGTTTTGAACACGGGGTCATACTCACCGTCTTCATTCCAGTTAGGATACTCTTTATCTACAGCAAACGGACCCTTCATTACACCTGTGCCAAACAATGCCATCTCAAATGCTGTGCTACGCAGATACTTGCTGGCATTAGACTCCTGCAACTGGTCTTGGATTTTCTTTTCCATTTTCTTTGCTGCAATTTCAGCAGGGCTAAATGTAATTGCAGTTGGAGTAGTCCCCGGACCCTTTTGCAGTTTGTCCTCTACAGGTGCAAGTTTATCACGCAGAGAACCTAGACGTTCCATCAATGTTTTAGCCGTAGCACCCGGCGGCAAATCTTGCCCATCACCCGCAAAACCATACGGGCTTTCCAATTCATTGCGAACTTCATCCGGCATCTGCGGGTCAAAGTTTACATCTGCCTCTACACCTTCTGGTAATTCAGTCGGGTCAATAGAAAGAGGAAACTTATTGTTTGCAAACAGCACATCAACAATTTGGCCATATGCTGCTAGTGTCTTCGTCTTAGTTACCTTAATAAAGACACGAGACTTTTCTACTTCAGTAAACTGAACATCTGGTCCATACAAACCACGATAGTTACGATATGCTTTTAGCCAGCGTTCTTCATCTTGATAACGATAATCTTCAGCACGATTGTATTTCTCAAGAACAAACGGAACAATGCCCGATACGTCAGCGTCCTCTACTACAGAATCTTCTGCGTCCTCAAGGGCGATTGCATCGTCTTCCATCATGATTTCATCTTCTGCCATGTGCTTTTTCCTTAATATCCAAATGTTGCATCTGCAACTTGTTTACCTACGCTTGGTCTTCCCATTGGGTCATAATCAAATATGCTAAAGCGTGGTCGTGACATTATACCATATCTTAACGCATCATACAAGTGGTCTTCCGAATGCGTGTCAATATCCTCTGGATTTCTTTTGTCAATCGGGAGGGCTGGTAGCTGGGATATAATATTCGTGCAATTATTAAAGAAGACAAGTCTAGGTTCCTCTGTGTATTCATCTATCTGTAGTCTGCGGTGTATTTCGTTTTTACCTGATACCCTGCTGCCTTTGCTTCTGTCTGATGGTCTCCACCGACAGCCTTTCATTATCATCTGCTCTGCAAGAGAAGGGCCAGTGTCACCACGCTTGTGCCAAAGAGAACTGTCCAAAACACCATACTTAATATTTCCATCTTCTGCTTCCAAATCCAAAATCATATCTGCCAAATCTGTGGCAAGTACCTTTGAAACATAAAGTTCGCGGTAGACAACGAGTTGTTCAGATGGTGATACAGCAAACCACAGAACGCCAGAAAAAGACCCATACCCGTAATCAGCAGCCCTAAACTTAACCCAATTGTTAGGAATACGGAAAGGCTCAACAACGTGAATATTCCTATCAAACTCTGTAAAGGCCGCACCTTCTTTAATGTCCCAATCACCCTCAAGAAGTTGTCGCCGCTGTTGTTCTGGTAGGGAAAGAAGCATTGCTTCGTAATCGCCAGCCTTTGCCAGATATGGATTGTCAGATAGTCTTGCCGGAATGAACTTTCTTTTAAACAGTGATTTACCGGCTTTGGCATGTCCGGCTGGGTATTTGAGGACTTCTCCTGTTTCAATATCGGTTGCATCAAACGGCCTATTATATGGTGCTGGGTCAATAAACATTTTCTTTACCCAGTGATGCCCTCTTCCACCGGGGTTTGTAGTTGCCCTCATAAAGATAGGCAGGTCGGGTGCAGTGGACCGTAGACGACTTCGCATGTAATTCCATGCATATGGTGTGGCCCATTGTGTCAATTCGTCAAAGCCTATCCAGCTAAATGCTAGACCCTGATAACGCAAGACATCCTCATCGCGGTCAAGATAGGACATCCACAACCTTGCGCCAGATGGCGCGGTCCACTGCATCTTTCTCTCTGACCACTTAATACCGGGCCAGATTTTAGGGTACAACTCCTGCGACTTAAATATCAGTTCTCGCAACTCTTCAGTTGTGTGTCGCAATAGAAGGCCGCTAAATTGCGGATGGCCCATATAACGGAGTGGGTCTGCAAGCATAGCATAAGACTTACCACCACCAGCACTGCCACCATATAAAACTTCTCTTTCACTTGCTGCGAGAAATTCAGTTTGTGGACCGGGGTTAGGTTTGAACAAAACATTTGCATGTTCTTCAATAGAGGATGTTTCGTATGAAACTGTCTCACGTACCTCAACCGCTGGCTTTGGTTGCGCCGGTTCTTGCTTCTTCAATCTTCTGCGCTTTGGCGATTGCCGTTTGCGCATATTCTGCCCACTTGCGGAGGCTTCTAGCTTGGTTCTTACGCTGTCGCTCATTACTTAACCGTTTCCTTAATCCCACATGAGATATGTATCTACCGCTGTTAGCACTTAACCAATTAGCAACTTCACGATAGGAATATTGATTTACATGCTGTCTTGCTTTTTCAAGTAAGTCTAATTCAACTTTAATGGGGTCAAGAATGTCGGGGTCTTCTTCGTTTTGTTTATAGCCAAAAGGTACAGTCCTTGCAATGCGAGGTATCTGCACCCATTCGTTTTCTTCTTTAATGTCGGTTGGCTGTGGAAGTTTCCACTTGCCTACGCTTCTAGTCGTCATCTTCCACAATAGCTTTAGGTGGCATCAACATCACACCACCACTTGCCTCTACCTGCATCTTCTCTGTCTTCACCAAACCTACACGGTCAAGCAGTTCTTTGGCGGCAGACATCTTGTCACGAATGCCAAGTTCAGTTGGGTCATACAGTGCGCCAGTCATAGCCATTGCAGCTTTTGGCGCATTACGTGCCATATACATTTGTGTAGCATCAAGAACTTCTTCTTTAATGCCTTTCACAATATCGTTGATGTTAGATGTGTCAGAATACCCGGCCAGCTTTTTTGCTGTACCCATATCTCCACCAGCTTCATCAAACAACACGTCAAGAAACTTTTGCTGCTTCTCTGTTAATTGCCTTGCCATTAAAACTCTCCATTGTGCATGGCGTTTGCCAACTTCACTGCCCGTGATTTTACCTGAACTGCCCACCTGCTGTCAAGCATTTCTTTTGCTGCATTTGGGAAATCTTCTTCGTGAATGGCATTCCACATTTTTTGAAACTTACACAAACGAGGGACACCCATGTTAAATGCCATATCTACCAAGATAAGTTGACGTACAGAGTCTAATCTGTCCACGCAAGGGTGCGCACGTAACAGTTCATCTTCAACTATCTGCACGTCATTCTCTGCAAGATACCGGGCATCCGATTCTGTAATCCCATGCTCATAAACTGCATCTATGCTTGGGAAGTCCAGATAAGCAAGTTCCTCATCTGTAATGCCCCGGTCTTCTAGGTTCCGACCAATGCCGATTGTATCAATGCCAAGAGAGTCCTGATACACATTCAGAACCATACCCTCATGGTCAATCAGCTTTGTGATTAAGTTGCGTCTGTCATACTTCATTTGCGTGACTCCGTAATCCTATGATTAGACTGACCCGGATGTCTACCTTCATGGTTCATCCACACTGCAAATGCACCTGTCATTGCGCCAGTAACAACAGACACTAAACCTGCTTGTGCTGCACTAGGTTCAGGCAAAGACATAAACCATTCTACGACACGCCAACTCATAAGTGTCATCACAAGCATCATAAATCTAGGAAGTAACTTCCACTCTAGGATTTTCTCTGCCGCCATTATTTTTTACCAAAGAACTTTGTGGCACTACGAACACCAAAAGAAGCAGCCACAATAACACCAAGACTATACTGATACCACTCAGGCATTTTTTCCAGTTGGGCAAATCCGTTTTGAACAACATTCTCCATCCCCGGTATGAAGGCAAGGATAAGTGGGATGCTGAACAAAATGGTAAGCCATTCGTCTTTCCACGAATTGGCAGACCCTTTGGCCATTTCCAAGTCCCAATCAATCTCACCAGTAGCTTTCTTTTCCATAATGACTGCTTCAGCTTTTGCTTTAGCAACCTTTGTGGCAGACTCTGCTTTCTTTTCTTCTACCTTGCCATTTAACCATGTTCCGGCTAAATCAGCTATCGGACCAATTAGCATGTTTAACATATTGTATCTCTATTTCAGATTTAATAATTTCCAGTCGGTCTTCCCAACTAGGAAATGTTTCCCGAAGCAACTTAATATTATGTGCCTCTGCGAAATCGTGCAGTCTTTTTTGCAATAGATTTAGGCTGTCGTACGAATTGTCTTCCTGCACGTGTTCCCTCTCTCTTTGCTTTAGTTGTAGCAGAATATTCTGCGCTTGTCAAGGACTTTATTGCTTTTTCAGGCAAATACCTTTCACCTGTCTGTGCAGAGGGCTTACCTGATTTAGTACGCCACTTTTGTTTTGTCCATGCTTTAAGACTTTTTTGTGGTGAGCGAAGTGCCATATGTTTTATCCGTTTACTATAAGCCAAAGAATACCTATAAGCACTGCAGCCGCAACAAGTATAGCACCTATAATGGCAATCCACTCAAGAAACTTTTTACGTTTTTCTCTTTGCTTGTAAAGAGTCTCTTGTCTTTCCGTGCGAATCTTACCTTCCATTCGGATAAGTTCTTCCCACGTTCCTGATTTGCATGTATACTGAATAAGCTGGCGTAACTGGTCACGCTGCTCTTGCAGCTTACGTTTATTCATTACAATCTCAAGTGCTTCTTGCTCAACTGATTTACCAGCAAATAGCTTCTTAAAGATAGGCGGGTTCTTTGCTTCCTTTTCCGCTTGCTCTATATCTGATAGCGCACCCATCCATCTTGACAGGTCACTTACCATAGACTCAATATCGCGGCCTACTTGAAATCCCTTTTTCAATGCACCAAAGGCCGCAGAAGCGGCAGCCATTGCACTCATGGGGTCCATTTTAATATACCTTTACGCTGTTGGGGTCTATGAGTTTAGGTATACAGTATACTGTTGCTCTGTCTCTTCCGTCTATTGCATCTAAACTTGTATGTGTTCCATACCTCTTTGCTATTTCTGCTGCGAAAAAATTGCACTCCGTAATGGACCGAAAGTACATATCATTACTTACTAGATTTCTGTCGTCTCTTATGCCAAGATATACGAGAAGCAAAAAGACGTGTTCCATTGTTTGTTTTCTTTCGCGTCTGTCGCCATCTCATGCGTCTTGCTTCAGCTAGTCTCACTTATAGCCGCCACCTGCAGCTTTGTATTCTCGTGCCAGCATCTGTGCCTTACGTGCTGACCACTGACCGGGCTTACCACCTTTGCTGCCAGCCTTAATCTTTTCAAACAACCGCTTTCTCATTGTGGGCTTAGTGTAATTGCCAGCTTCATTAACTCTACTTTTGCTCTTCGTTTTAGACTTCGCCTTGCTGCCAGCTTTTCCAACTGACCCACCCGCCTTGAGTTTTTGTTTTTTCGCCACGCCTTTAATTGTTCCTTTGTTGGCTGCTGCATAGAACACGTCCTCGCCTTTATCTGCACCATACTGCTTTTTCATAGCAGCTTTAATCTTAGTACCTTTTTTTGTGAGGGGCATATCTCCTATCTCCTGTTACGTGCGGGTTCCAATGAACGTCTCTTCAACATTAAAGACAACAGTCACTGCGCTATTTGCACTAGCAAGCCCACGAAACTTGTCAGCTTTATACAAATACAAACTGTCTGTAATCTGTAGCAGACTATTAGCTGGCAAACTAACTGTTTCAGCTAATGTGTAATATGTTGTGTTCTGACTGTTGTACCAATCAAGACTAAATGTAACAGCACTACTTGAAGCATTATTAATGTAAATGCTTTTAATTGTGCTTTCATAATTAGCAGGTACAGTATACAAGTCTGCATTACTTGTAGTGAGTTCTATGCCAACGGTGCGATTTTTAGTTGTCATGTTACACTCCGTTGGT